GATTCACGGTGGCAAGTACCGCACGATGCCGGGAGATCAACCGAGGCTGTACAACACGTTTGCGCTGCTCAGGCAGGCACGAGACGTAGCGATCACCGAAGGTGAGCTTGACGCGATCACCGCGGACATCTGCGGACTGCCGGCAGTCGGAGTGCCGGGTGTGCAGATGTGGAAAGAGTTCTACCGGGAGCCGTTTCTCGGGTACCGCAACGTCTTCGTCTTGGCGGACGGCGACGAGCCGGGAATGGAATTCGCGAAGGTGGTTGCGAACGCAATACCAAACGCTCGGATTATCCCGATGCCACCGGGCGAGGATGTGAACTCATTGGTTATCTCGCAGGGCAGGAAAGCACTGATGGAAAGGATTACATGATCACCGTATACACCCAGCCGGGGTGCGGACCCTGCAAGCAGGCTATCGCGGCGCTGGACGTTCACGGCGTGCAGTACCAGGTCATTGACATCCGCGAGGACCCGGAATCGCTGGAGCACATCAAGGAACTGGGGGCGACCGGTACGCCGGTCATCGAGAACGACGAAGGATTCTGCATCCTCGGGTACGGCGAGGCGGCAAAGTCGCAGCTGGAGAACCTGATCAAGTGGGAACAGGGCTACTGGCTACACTGAAACTTGACATTGTAGGAGAGCAATGAACGAACAAATGACCGTGTTGCAGGAAGCCGAATCGCTGATCAACGGCGATCGAGCGGCGACCTACGGCGACGCGAAAGAGTCCTTCAACCGGATTGCCGGCATGTGGTCGGCATACCTCGGAACCGAGGTCACCGGTCTGGACGTAACGAACATGATGATCCTTCTCAAGGTGTCCCGCACCAAAGGTGGCTATCACCGGGATTCGTACGTAGACATCGGCGGCTACGCCGGTCTCGGTGAGCGGATCGACGGGCCGACCGATGAACTAGGGGATTTCGGAGCGGTGCCCCGACCTGCCAGGGTCTGGAATCACCTGAATGAAGTGCCAGACGACGTTGTGACGCGATCCAACGACGGTTACAACTTCCGTTGGGTGGAAAACGGCTGCGACCTGGAAATCCAGGTAAACGGTGAGTGGAAGTCGTATTCAGGTGACGCGAGCTACATCGACCACCGCGGGCCGTTCACGGAGGTGATTGCTTGACCGAACGCATCGTAATCATCTCCGACGCCCAGATTCCGTACGACGACCGCAAAGCACTGAAAGCGGTCATCGGATTCATCGGCGAATACCAGCCGGACCGGGTAATTCACATCGGAGACCTGATGGACTTCCCGCAGCCTTCGCGCTGGAACAAGGGGACCGCGGGCGAGTTCGAAGGGAGTGTATTTGCGGATTCTGAGGAGTGTAAGCGTCGGTTTCTGGAGCCTTTACGTGAGGTGTATTCCGGCCCGATCGGAGTTCACGAGGGAAACCATGATGAGCGGGCGCGGGTATATCTCGGAAAGTACGCGCCTGCACTAGCCGACTCTGGGGCGTTCAACCTGGATGTCTTGCTCGATTTCGAGGCGTACGAGGTGGAACTACTTCCGGAGTTCTACAAGGTGGCGCCGGGCTGGGTCACCACCCACGGTCACCGCGGCGGTATCAAGCTCTCGCAGATCGCGGGAAACACGGCGCTGAATGCCGCTAAGAAGATGGGATTCTCCGTAGTGATGGGTCATACCCACCGAATGGGTATTGGTTCGTACACAAGCGGATTAGCGGCCGAGAAACAGTATGAGAAGACCGTGACCGGGATGGAGGTGGGAAACCTGATGGATATGAAGCAAGCGCAGTACCTGAAAGGTGGCACCGCCAACTGGCAGCAAGGGTTTGGGTTACTGACCGTGGACGGGCAACACGTCAAGCCGGAGCTGGTTCCGATCAGCAAAGGCAAGTTCACGGTCGATGGGGAAGTTTGGAAGGTCTGATACTTGACATTGTATGCAACTGAACTGAAGGCGGCGATACGTAAGGCAGCTCGAACCGTCGTATACCAGTGGCCGGAGGTGATGGAGCAAGACGACCTGGAGCAGGAGCTGTGGTCGTGGGTCCTCCAGAGTCCTTCGGTGCAGGCACAGCTCCGAGAGTCCGACGACAAGATGCGTCATGGACTCCTGGTGCGGCAAGGACACCGGATCGCTTCGCAGACTCGGAAAGACAACCTGCGGTTCGCCGCGGAATTCGAGTACTCGATCGAGGACGTGAAGGACATCCTTGCGGGTAAGGATCGCCGGCACGATTCGCTGGACGACCTCACCGAGGCAATGCAGATCCTGCGGGAGAACTCACCTCAATATGCCGAGGTCATCGCCCGGAAGTATTCAGGTGAGGAGCTGACCGGCCGAGCCGACACGCAGCGACTGTACCGGGCGCACACCGCGCTTACCGATGTGATGAACGCGGTAGTTCGCCAGAAGTTCGACCAGTACCAGGACGGCCCCGGTAGCCGGACCGTGGTTTCCAATTCTGCGGCTCTCGCCGCACTCGACGTGTAGGATACTTGACATTGCATAACATCTTCGACGGGACGTTTAACGGCATGGCTCGCTCCGAGCTGTACCGAGCACAGCTGGTCCCGGATCTATTCCCGCACGAACCGCGGATGCGGATTGAGAACTGGTCGGACGACGACCGTGAGGCGTACTGCGGAATCTACAAGGGAATCAATGGCTGAAACTCGTGAGCGGTGCTTGGAAATCACCGGGCTAATCTGGGCGAAGGCGGGTGCACGCTTTGAGGTCACGGACGTAGAGACCGGAGAGAAATTCCGCTGGCTTCCTGAGGATGCAATCGGCCTTCTTATTGGGCTCGCCTTCCAGAACCGGTGGACGACCGAAACCCGCGGCGGCGTGGAAATCGCACGATTGGAGAATAATTGACCGAAGTTAACTGGGGACCTACCGGGGAAATGGTCTATCGCAGGACCTATTCCCGGACCAAGCCGGATGGATCGTCCGAGACGTGGCCTGAGACGGTTCAGCGTGTCGTAGACGGCAACCTTGCCTTGGTCGACGCTCGATACCAGCTCCCGAACGAGCGTGAAGACCTGATTCGGATGATGACGGAGTTCAAGCTGCTTCCGGCTGGCCGGCATCTGTGGGCGTCGGGTGTCCCGAACGCACAGCACCTGTTCAACTGCTGGGTCTCGGGCTGGGGCGACAAGCCCTCCGATCACTTCCACTTCACGTTCATGCGGCTGATGGAAGGTGGCGGCGTTGGGGCGAACTACTCGAACCGGCACCTGGACGAGTACGGCCCGATCCAGCACTTCCTTCAGGTCGAGATCGTCTGTGACCCTGAGCATCCCGACTACGAGGAGCTTGAAGCCGCGGGTGTTCTCTCGAAGAACTACGACCCAGAGTGGGCGGGTGCGTTCCAGATCGAAGACTCCCGAGAGGGCTGGGCAGACGCTCTGGTCGATCTGATCGACACTCACTACCGATCCGAGGTCGTTCACTTCAACCGGGTGTACGACGTGTCGAGGGTTCGGCCGGCTGGGGCGAAGCTGAAGACCTTCGGTGGTCGCGCCTCGGGTCCGCTCCCGTTGGCGAAGATGCTGATCGAGGTCTGCGAGATCCTGAGCAGTGGTTATGCGTGGCCGCTGACTGGCATGGACGCAATGCGGATCGACCACGCTATCGCACAGTGTGTGGTGGCTGGAGGTGTCCGGCGATCGGCTCGCATGGCGATGATGCATTGGGATGATCCTGAGATCTTCGAGTTCATCAACTGCAAGAAAGATGGCACCGGTCACTGGACCACGAACATCTCCGTCGAGGTGGACGACGAGTTCTGGAAGCTCGTCAATCCCGGATACCGATGCGTCGACATCCGGAGGGCGGAACACGCGCAGCGGGTGTTGAAGGCGATCGGTGACGGCGCTGTGCGTAACGGTGAGCCGGGCATGTGGGACTCCACACTCTCCAACGTCGGAGAGCCGAACAAGGTGGTCTGTACCAATCCTTGTGGTGAGATCACCTTGGAATCCTGGGAGCCTTGCAACCTCGGGCATGTGAACCTGGCAGCGTTCGTGGACTCCGCGGGCCGGCTGGAGTGGACGGACCTGTTCAAGGCGCACGAGTTGATGACTCGGTTCCTGATCAGGGCAACGTTTACCCAGGTCAGCGATCCGAAGTCGCGGGAAGTGCTCGACCGTAACCGCCGAATCGGCGTGGGCCATCTCGGAACCGCGTCGTTCCTGGCACTGCGGAAGATCAAGTACTCCGAGGCGCCGACCGATTATGAGTTCCGGTACCTGCTGCGGCAGCTGGCCGCACAGGTGGACAAAGCAGCGGAAGAGTTCTCACATCAGCTGAGGATTCCGGTACCGGTCAAGAAGCGAACGGTTGCGCCTACGGGCTCAATCGCCAAGCTTCCTGGCGTGAGTGAGGGTATCCACCCGATCTTCTCTCGGTACTTCATCCGTCGAGTGCGGTTGTCGATGCTGGACCCTGCACAGGTCCAGATGCTGGCGGATTATGCAGATCAGGGGTACTTGATCGAGCAGGATCTCATGGCGGCCAATACCGGCGTAGTCGCTATCGCCACGAAAGATTCGCTGGTCCAGGCGGTGGAGGATCTGTACGGATCTGAGGTTGCCGAGGAAGTCATCCAGTCGGCTGACGAACTCACCTTGACGGAACTGCTGGGATTCCAGGCGCTGTACCAGACGCTCTGGGCCGATAACGCGGTTTCGTTCACCGCGAACGTGGCCCCGGACCGGTACACCGGCCGGGACATCGAGACCGAATTGGTTCGGTTCTCTGGATTGATCAAGGGCTCCACGATCTTCCCGGAGAAGTCGTTCCAGCAACCGCCTTACGAGCGGATCACCAAGGAGGAATACGACGCTGCATATGCGAAAGCGGTTGCAGACGGCGTGGATGAAGAGTGCGCCAACGGCGCCTGCCCTATCCGGTAGGCGGATGTGGCTGCTCCTCGCCGTGGCGGTGCTCTATCACGAGATCGCCTGCGAGGACGGAGAACTCCTCTCCGAAGAGGTTGACCGGCAACTGGTCAAGCACCCGATCCTCACCGTCGTGTTCGGCGCGGTGACGGTCGCGCACCTCTACAACCTGCTCCCCAACAAGATCGACCCATATCACCAGCTCGCCAACGCGGCGAGCCGCGTATCGAAAGGTGCCTAATGGCAGTTACTAACGACCCGTTCGCTCCCGAAAACGACGAGGCTCAGACCGAGCAGGCTCCCGAACCGGAGGACACGTTCGACGCCCCGCCGGCCGAAGCCCCGGAGCCCAAGAAGGCTCCTACCAAGCGGGCTGCCAAGAAGGCTACGGCCAAGGTCGCTTCGGACGACGACGAGGACCCGGAGTTCTACCCGTACACGCTGTCGCTGAAGGGACACGGCGGGTTCGACGCCCCGATGCTGGTTCTCCGCGGCAAGACGATCGGTGACATTGCCGATCTGATGGAGAAGGGCAACAACGACGACCTGAAGCGGTTGATGTCCAACGCTGCTGGCGCTGCGAAGTTCTTCAATGGTCTGTTCCCGGACAAGGCCAACGCCCAGTCGCGCGGAGGTAGCGGCGGTGGTCAGCGTTCGGGCGGTGCTCCGCAGGAAGCCAAGGAAGCTCCTGGCGGTGAGGAGCGGTTCTGTAAGCACGGAAAGATGGAGTTCAAGTCCGGCATCTCGAAGGCTGGCAACAAGTACGAGCTGTTCTCGTGCACCGCGCCACGAGACGAGCAGTGCCCCGCGCAGTACTTGAACAGCAAAAAGAAGTAGTCACGTCGCAAACTTGACATTGTAGAACCGGGGCCGGTTTCACCGACCGGCCCCACGAGAGGAGAGCATGAAAGCAGTACTTATCGCAGCAACCGAGGTCAACCCGCTAGCGCTGGAGGCGCTGGGATTCACCACCGACCCCGGACCCGAGCCCGTCGACATGTACGGAGGGGAGGGCTTCGGCGACTGGGACGCAGACGCACTCGCGGAGTTCGCAGGTCGGAACTGCTATCAATCGTTCGACCGGCCGAATCCGGCGACCGCTGCGAATGAGGATTACCTCGGAATCAACATCATCGGGAAGCAGCACGAATCCGTGTTCGAGCACGGTTCGGCCACCTTCTACATCGAGACCTCACGATCGGTTCTGACCGAGCTGGAGCGCCATCGGCACCTGTCGTTCTCGGTTGTCTCACAGCGGTATGTGGATGCCACGGAGCTGGGTTACCAGCTGCCTCCAGCGGTGGATGAACTTAAAGGTCCGCTCTTTTGGGAAGCGCGGGAGGCTCTTACCGACTTCTATGACGAAGCGGAATTCCGGTACGAGCAGCTAGTTCGGATCTTCACCGACGCGGGGAAACCACGTAAGCAGGCGCGGGAAGCGGCCCGCGCAGTCCTACCGAACATGACGAATTCCCCGATGGTGGTCAGCGGTAACCACCGAGCCTGGCGCTACGTGATCAAACAGCGCTGGCACGAAGCCGCGGACGCAGAGATCCGCGAGTTGGCCGGCGAGCTGTTGCGACAGCTACGGGAAATCGCCCCGAATACGTACCAGGACATCCCTGACGAACCGTACTCCTAC